ATCTTTTAAAACCTATTATACCATAGATTTCAGGTCAAGACAACTCTTTTTACGCTCTTTTTTCATTAATTTTAGGTAATAATTGGTATATCTCAGACATAAAAAAGGGGACTCGGAAGTCCCCATATAGGCTATTTTTTAACCTATTTTAACCCAATGGTGATGAGGCTGCATCCAACCCTTCCCACAGATTATCAACCTCAATCTTGAACTTATTTGTTCGGTCTTCAAACTTCTTGAGAGCATCAGCCATCGCCTTGTACTCATTGCGAACCTCAATCCACGACTTCTCAAGCTCTGCGACCTTTTCTTCAGATTCTTTGGCTTCTGTAAGAACCTCTTGTTGACGCGATCCAATTGTCTCAAGCATTGTTTGTAGCTCGGCTAACTTGCCTTGTAAGTGACTTATATTATTGTCTGCTAATCGTGTTTCAATCGTAGTAAGTTTAATTTGTTCAGCCTCAATGATTACTCTTAATTCTTTAAAGTCTACACTTTGAGCTGAACTTAACTCTTCTACTGTTTCTTCTAATTGAACTAAGGTATCATCAATGACACCTACTCTTGAATAAAATTCTGACACAGCCCAGATACCGCCACCGATTGTACCAATGATGGATGCCATGATCGCGATGTAAATTCCCTTAAACTTAACGCCACCAACATTAAGTTCTGTTTCTTCCAGACTCATATAATACTCCTATTATGATTATGGTTGCGGGTTAGTGACGGGCAACGGTCTTGTTTGCATTTCTGGTTCAGCGAATGTTGGGTCAGGATCGAAAGCTCCAGGATTTCCATCGCTGGCTCCATCAATTGCGCCAGTTATCATGGTGCTTGGTCCAGTCGAACCTAAATTACCATTTTGATTATTATAGCTTGTAACATCCTGAGATGTGTTCTGTACATTAATAACGTCTGTCGCTAATTGGACAGGGTCATATAATTTTGCGTTGATGTCATATCCAGATGCAACATTAGCATATGATTCACCTGTACCATAACTATAAGCACTATACATAGCGTTTACAGATACTGGTGGATTATCTCCATAGAACCCATCATATACTTCAGCGGCTGCTTGTGTCCACTGCACTTCACCTTCGTTATTGAAGAACATACCTTGTAACACAGTATTAGTCGCATTGTCCCATGTGATAGTCATCTGATCTGACCATGCGTCATATGAAACAGTTGAATTAGTTATATTCGACAATGTCGCTTGAGCATCATAGTTAATCATTGCGAGGGCTGCTGCATCTTGACTCGCAAATAATGATGCCGTAGCCGCTTGAGCTTTATCCTCAATAGTATCGAGCGATTGGTTAAATGTTTGCACAGTTGATTGATCAATTTGTACATCGTTAGCCCGTATGTAGTTTTGAAGTTCAATTCGCTCTTCGTCAGTCTCAGCGTTGATTGCCTCAGTAAATACAGCTTCAGCTTTACTAATTTCAGTCGCAGCATCAGTAAACATATCGATAGCTGCATCCATTTCATCTTTATTGTCTTCATAACTCTGCACCAATAAATGTTCTGCACTGTAATAATTTGCATTCACGACATCAAGAATCGACTGGTTATAATATGCCGCTTCAATTAAATCAATCTTATGTGAATCTGTTCTACCCGCAACTGGGACAATTGCATCATTTGCATCAGCTGCAGTATCAGGAACCATCATACTCATTTCAATAACACTTGCCTGTGCGTTACTGACTTGTGTATTAATATATGCTGCTGTGTTCACTAACTCTTGGATCTCAACATAATCGCCGACTGGACGGAGTGGGTTGATTCCTGGATCAATTAGATTACCAAATGTCAGACTTTGAATTGATGTACCATTACTCGTCTGGCCAATCGACAGTCCTGTAGCGGTCAGAAATAGAACCGCCATCAGCAGCTTCTTGGTCATCACTCGTGTTACTAGCATTCGTTTCCCCTATCCCGAGAATTGTGTTTATATATTCTTTCTTGTCTTTTTTCATCTTTTTGTAATTGGGCACAAAGATATCAGGCTGGCGTCTTAATGTTATGAACGCTGCTTTACCAACAATCACTTTACCTTTGATTACAATCGGGCATGGTGTTCCAGACAATAACATGGCTTCCCACACTTCTTGATTCTGGCACATCCGTGTAATGGCTGCAATTTTCATATTGAGTGAAAATAAGACTATTGAATCCTTTCGTCTATTACACTCTTCATCTTGAACATACCCACCCTTACTAAAATCAATAACAGTTGTCTGTGCGCCTGATGATTTAGATTTAAGACAGCTATCTGGTCCAGTCGACATCAACGATGGTGCTGTTGCTGTTGCTACTGGTATCTCACTTGCGCTGCCTGCACCATTATACTGGTTCGTGTTTGTTGTCGTTTCATTGTTGGAATCCACTGTCGCGCCTTGCTGGTTCGTGTTCAAGTCACCGTCTTGGGTGCTTGTATTTCCACTATCAACATCTTGAGCAATAGCAACATTACAGAACAATAACAAAACAATAATATATTTCTTCATTTCAATCCTTTACAATGTTTTACAATTATTTATAACGATTAGTCCCTCTAGAACGTCAGTAATACTACTGAGAGAATAAAAAAAGCACGACATAAGCCGCGCCTTTTATTTGATCGGACGATATTATTCAGTCAACCCAACGCTGTACTGGGTCTTGCCGTCAACGCGAGCAGCTGTCAGAACACTCTTACGATTGTCTTCAACGCTCACATATGATACATGAACCCATCCAGAGTCAGGAATACCTGATGTATAGAACTCTAAGATTAACTGATCAAAGTCGCAGTTGTCTTCAATCCACTTAGCGACTTCATAATTTGGCACACCTGGAACTTCAATGTCTGCCGCTTGTCCTTTACAATGCTGAGACTTTGAACTACCGCCAACAGCTTCATTTAATTCTGGACCACGATAACCGCTATTCAGTACAGTTGGACCAAAGTGGTCGCGAACCTTCTGTACAACATTCTCAAACAATACAACAGCGGCATCTAAGTGTTCGCCTTTAGGTGTGTTGTCTAGACCTTTACGTTCAGCAGTCTGGCTCTTTGTGAATTCAGCCAATGAAAAGTTTTTACTTAACTTCATACGAATTTCTCCATATCTGGTGCCCAGTAATTTGGACCTTTGAGAATCTTACCGTCTTCGCGATAAATTGGTTTGCCGTCTTCACCGAGTTTGCTCATGTTTGAATCATGAACTTCATCGAATGTCGCGTCCAGATCGATACCGTATGCTGCACCAGCACCATAAACAACATACAACAGATCAGTAAGAGCATCTGCGATTTCAGGCATGTCATTATTAGCTACTGCTTCACATAATTCTTGTAGCTCTTCGGAGATCAACTCGATACGCAAGTCAGAAACTTCATCCCCTGCGTATGCGGGATCATCTTTAACTTCTTGTCCAAACGTTTGCATGAACTCTCGGACTTTCTCATAATTAGTGTTTGACATATTATTGTTTCTTCCCAATATTATATTTAGTTTCAAGATTCCACTCGGCTTTGTCTTTGTAAGGCAAAACCTTAATTTGGTTCAAAGGAGCAATTGGCTCTTTTGTTTTCTCACCATCAACCAACTTGATCAATCCCCACTCAGCCAACAGGTTGGCAATAGTATTACGTCTACCAATGTCCTCATCACCAAAATTACTTGGCTTACCATCAAGCGCAAATAACTCTTTAAAATGGACAATGTAATACTTACCTTGCTTATGCAAGATATGGCACGATTGATACAGGGTTTTGTTTTTGTGAGATGCAACGCCAATTCGCGTCAGTGTTTCGCGGATCTTTAGAAAATCATCATCATCTTTAAGTAATACTTCCACCAGACTATCCAGCATTTTTGCCACCCTTATCTATTCTTCTTTTTATATCGCTGATTTGATCAGCAGAAAGAATAGCAAGGGCTTGTTGGGTTTTAACATTGTTATAACCATAATACTCTTTAATACACGCCACGTCACTGTCTTTCTGCTTCTTTTCCCATTTAGCATAACGCTTTTTTGGTCTAACAGTATTTATAAAAAACTGGAACTGCGGCTTTTTATCAAGTTGGTGGCGTGTATTCATTTCATTGGCAAGACCAATGGTGTCCGTATGATACGACAATGCGCGATTTGTCAAGAATGGATCATACCCTTTCTCAGCAAGTTGATCATTCTCAGTTCCAGTCATTAGGTCGACTTTGGAAGTGTTGATAGCATTGATGTAATCAAATGGATTTGACATTATTTATTGTACTCGTTTAGTTTATTGACCTGTAGGAAAGTGTCCCACATTTTATTGAATCTCATATCAGCTACTTCAGCAATGCCGAACAATTGGTTACATATCTTATCTTGCAGTTCAGGTGGCATCCCATCATAGACATCAGTGTCTATCATAAGTTTCGCCAGTAGCTTCAAATCATCTAGTAAAGCCCAACAATTCATTATGTCAGACTCCATATCAAAACGGTCTTTCATTATTCGTCTCCTGCAACGATGTTAATGAGTTTTTGCATACGCATTACATCCATAACAATATCATGTCGTGGATCGTGTCC